AGACTTAACTATTGGAAGAGTCGATTCAGTCTCTGGTTCGATTGGGGCACTTGTTGCTCCTTTCGCAAAGGGACCTGTTGATCTGCCTCAGTTGATAGAAAATGAGGACGATCTCTTAAACACTTTCGGTAGACCATACTCAACAGATAAGCACTATGAGAACTGGATGGTTGCATCATCCTATCTCGCATATGGTGGTGTTCTTAGAGTTTCTAGAGCTGATGATCAGCAACTTAAGAATTCATTTGTAGGTGCAGCTTCAAGCATTAAGATCAAGAGCACCGAACACTATGAGCAACTCGGTTACGATGAGAATGCAATTACTAATGTAACTGTTGTTGCCAGAAACCCAGGCACTTGGGCAAATGATGTCAAAGTTGCTATCATTGATAGTAGAGCAGATCAGATTCTTACTGGTATTTCTACAAGCAACGTTACTGTTGGTTGTGGATTTACCGCTGAAGTTCCTGCAGGTACAATTCTTCCTGGTAGCGGAACAACTACAGTTTTAGATGGATATTTCCAAGGAGTTATTACAGGAGTTGGACAAACTGCTCTCGATCTGAAACTTGTTAAGCATGTCTCAGATGCTGGCGTAGTTGCTGATGTTGATTATCAGCAAAATGGTGTCTATGCACTACCAAATACTGGAAATGTTGCAATTCACACAGCAGGTGTCTCAACACCTTTTGTAACTGCTGCATATACAGGAGAGAGTGATTGGTTTGAAAATCAAGAAATCGAACTGAGTGTCGGTAAACTTGAATGGGATCAGTTATCCAATCGTCCTGGAACTTCAGCATATGCCTCTGCTAGAGGTAGTAGATTTGATGAAGTCCACGTTGTTCTTATTGATGATAAAGGAACGATTACGGGCAATGCTGGTACTATTCTTGAAAAGCATTTAAATCTTTCCAAAGCAAAAGATGCTGAGTTCTCTGTAGGTTCTACTGCTTACTGGAGAAAATATCTTTACACCAACTCTCGTTACATTTTCGGTGGTTCTGCACCAACTGGATCAACAGCAACTGCTTTTAGTGATAATGGTGTTGCAGAACTAGAACTCGATTCAGATACTGGTTGGGATCAAAACGCAGATGGTGTAAACTTTGCTGGATGTGGTTCAAAAACATTAACTCTTGGGGGTGGTCTTAACTATCAAGGTAAGACTGATCTTACTACTGCAAATGCACTTTATTCTGGTCTTGATGATATCATTTCAGGACTTAACAAATTTGAGAATACTGAAGAATATGAAGTAGATTTCATTTTGATGGGTTCTGCAAACTATTCTAAATCAGAAGCTCAGGCACTTGCTAATAAGTGCATTGCAGTTGCTGAAGCAAGAAAGGATGCGGTTGCATTCATCACGCCATATAGAGGTGCATTTATTACAGATAATTCGGTTGGTAGCGTAACTGTCAATGATATTGACAAAACTACCGAAAATGTACTGGGTTTCTATGCACCAATTACTTCAACTACTTACGGAATTTTCGATAGTGGTTACAAGTACATGTATGATCGTTTTAATGATACCTTCAGATATGTTCCTTTGAATGGAGATATTGCTGGTACTTGTGCCAGAACCGACATTCAACAGTTCCCATGGTTCTCACCTGCAGGAACTTCTAGAGGTACTATTCTTAATGCTGTAAAACTGGCATACAATCCAGGTAAAAAACAAAGAGATCTTCTGTACTCTAGCAGAATTAACCCAGTTATCTTCTCCCCTGGAGCAGGAATTATCCTCTTCGGTGATAAGACTGGATTTGGTAAGTCTTCTGCGTTCGATAGAATCAACGTCCGCCGCTTGTTCATCTTCCTGGAAGATGCAATCTCTGCTGCTGCAAAAGACTTCCTCTTCGAGTTCAATGACGAAATCACAAGAACTAACTTTGTGAATATTGTTGAACCATTCCTCCGCGATGTTCAGTCAAAGAGAGGTATCTTTGATTACGTCGTAATCTGTGACGAAACCAACAACACCGCTGCTGTCATTGACAACAACGAGTTTGTTGCTGACATCTTTATCAAACCTGCAAGATCGATCAACTTCATCGGTCTTACCTTCATTGCCACCAGAACTGGTGTTGACTTTGAAGAAGTTATCGGATCTGTTTAATTTACTTAAAGGTTAGCTCAAATGCCATCTAGAAATCAAATTAACCCACCTTCCTTAAGGAAAATTACAGACTTCAAGAGTAAATTAACTGGTGGTGGCGCTCGCGCCAATCTCTTCGAAGTTATCCTTACATTCCCCGATGCAGCAGCACCCGACTCGGTAGTTCTTGATAAATCAAGATTCCTTGTCAAAGGTGCCAATCTACCAGCATCAAACATTGCTCAGATTGAAGTTCCTTTTAGAGGAAGAAGTCTGAAGATTGCTGGTGACAGAACGTTCGATTCTTGGACTGTTACTGTTATCAACGATACAGACTTTGCCATTCGCTCTGCCTTTGAGCGTTGGATGAACACAATCAACAGAGTATCTGATAATACTGGTCTGGTCAATCCAGCAGATTATCAGTCTGATGCATATGTTTATCAGTTAGATCGTGATGGTTCTACCCTTAGATCTTATCGCTTCTATGATGTTTTCCCAACTCAGGTAGCACCTATTGAACTCTCTTATGATAATGGAACTGGTATTGAAGAGTTCACTGTTGAACTTCAGGTTCAGTGGTGGGAAGCATATAAAGGCACTGGTGCAAATGCTGGTGGTGAGGACATCAACTAAATAGAAGAAGGAAAAGATACTTAATTACTTATTATGGCCAAACTTTTTGGTTTTTCTATTGACAAAAATCAAGATAAGTCACCTTCAATTGTCTCCCCCGTTCCTGAAACTAATCAGGACGGGGTTGATAATTATGTCAGCAGCGGATTTTACGGTCAATATGTTGATATCGAAGGTGTTTATAAAACAGAGCATGATTTAATAAGAAGATATAGAGAAATGGCACTTCATCCTGAAGCGGATGGTGCTATTGAAGATGTTGTTAATGAAGCAATTGTTAGCGACCTTTATGATTCTCCCGTAGAGATTGAACTCTCAAACGTTGGTGTTAGCGAACCTCTAAAAAAGAAAATTAGAGATGAGTTCAGATATCTCAAAGAAATTTTAGATTTCGATAGAAAGTCGCACGAAATTTTCCGCAATTGGTATGTTGACGGAAGACTTTACTACATGAAAGTCATTGATATGAAAGCCCCTCAAGAGGGAATTAAAGAACTTAGATATATTGATCCGGTTAAAATTAAATATATCCGTAAAGAGAAGAAAAATCCTAACGCAAGATTTGATAATGGTATTGTAAGAGTTAATAAGCAAGACGACAGTCTTGCAAAGGCACCAGAGTTTGAGGAATATTTTCAATATACACCATCTCCAAGTGCAACTGGTGGACTTGCAATGAGTCGTGGTTCAGCAAAATCTGTTAAGATTGCCAAAGATTCTATTACATATTGTACTTCTGGTTTAGTAGATAGAAATAAGAATACAGTTCTTTCATATCTTCACAAATCAATCAAGGCACTCAATCAACTGAGAATGATTGAGGATTCATTGGTTATCTATCGTCTCTCTCGCGCACCCGAGCGTCGTATTTTCTATATTGACGTTGGCAATCTTCCAAAAGTAAAGGCAGAGCAATACCTCAAAGAGGTTATGTCTCGCTACAGAAATAAACTTGCATATAATGCACAGACTGGTGAAGTCCGTGATGATCGTAAGTTTATGTCTATGATGGAAGATTTTTGGTTACCTCGCCGTGAAGGTGGTAGAGGAACTGAAATCACAACTCTTCCTGGTGGTCAGAATTTGGGAGAACTCTCAGATATTGAATATTTCCAGAAGAAACTCTACAGAGCACTTGGAGTTCCAGAATCAAGAATTGCTGCCGATGGTGGATTTAATCTCGGTCGTTCTTCGGAAATTTTAAGAGATGAACTCAAGTTTGCTAAATTTGTTGGTCGTCTGAGAAAGCGTTTTGCTCAGATGTTCAATGATATGCTCAGAACTCAATTAATTCTGAAAAACATCATTACTCCATCTGATTGGGAAGTAATGAAAGATCATATTCAATATGATTTCATTTATGATAATCAATTTGCAGAATTAAAAGAAAAAGAACTGGTAGAGGGTAGACTTACTCTTCTTTCGCAAATTGAACCATTCATAGGTAAATACTATTCTACAGAATACGTTCGTAAGAGAATTCTTCGCCAAACTGATGGTGAAATTGATGAAATTGATAATCAAATTGAAGATGAAATTGCAAAAGGAATTATTCCAGATCCATCAACTGTAGATCCCATAACTGGTCAACCACTTCCACAACCTGAAGGTTCTGGTATGGAAGGAATGGGTATGGATCCAACAGGAATGGGTAACATTCCCAATGATGAAGATCCAGATTCTAATGCTGCAGCAATTGTAGATGCACAATATCAGCAAGACACCAAAAAGGCTGAATTATAAATATATTATATTACATATTGATTTTTCATGGAAGATGTTATTGACCTGATCGCTACCGGCGGATCCCAGTCCGATGTTAGCGATAAAATGAAGGAAGTTTTGTTTGCAAAAGCATCAGAACGCATTGATATTGCTAGACCTTATGTTGCTAACGCTATGTTTGGTCAAGAATTTGAATATCCGGAAGTGGAAGAAACTAAGGATGAGACTGAGGTTGAAGCGGAAGCGGAAACTGAAGTTGGTGATGAAGTAAAAACTGAACCAGAAGAGGATTCTGAGTAATGGCATACATTCGTCACGACGAAAACTGTAATCCTGTTTCTCCTCAACCAGGAAAAACATCAGTCACACAATTTGGTGGCAATGAAGGGTGGTCAAGTGTTACTTATGAAAACTTCAATGCGGACTATCAAGCCCGTAATGCTGATAACACACCTAGAACTCCTGGAACATATCAAGCAAGAAATGCTGATAATTCTCCCAGGACACCTGGAACATATCAACGTCATGATGAAAACTGCAATCCAGTAACAGGTTAAAAAAATGAAACTTATCACAGAAGAAGTAACAAACGTACAGATTATTACCGAAGGTAAGGGTTCTAATAAGAGACTTTATATTGAAGGTGTATTCCTTCAAGGTGAACTCAAGAACCGTAATGGAAGAATGTATCCCATTACTACCCTTTCCAAAGAAGTAGATCGCTACTGCGAAGCTTTCGTTAATAAGGGTCGTGCTCTTGGTGAACTTGGTCATCCTGATGGACCTACCGTCAATCTTGATCGTGTTTCTCATAAAATTACTTCTTTAGTAAGAGAAGGTAATAACTTTAAAGGAAAGGCACAAATTCTTTCCACCCCTATGGGCAAAATTGCGTCTTCCCTTCTCGATGAAGGTGTTATGCTTGGCGTTTCTTCTCGCGGTGTTGGTTCACTCCAAACTACCAGTGAAGGATGTAAGATTGTTGGTGAAGATTTTCAGTTAGCAACTGCTGCTGATATCGTTGCTGATCCTTCCGCTCCTGATGCATTTGTCAATGGAATTATGGAAGGTAAAGAATGGGTTTGGGAAGGAGGAATCCTTCGTGAACATCTTGCTGAAATGACCAAGAAGAGAATTAATACTCTCGTAGATCAAAGACAACTTGAAGAGAAAAAATTGGATCTATTCAATAATTTCCTCTCAAATCTTTGAATTATAAATAAATACATGTAATTAACCAAATATTAATTATATCAAATGTCCGCTGGTAACAATTTACAAGAAATGGAAAACGTAGTAACCAAAGGGGCTGCACCTGCTGAGATCATGCCTTCGGCTGGAATTCCAGTTGAAGATCTTGGCGGTCCTACTCCCGAG